CGAACGGTACCGGAGGGGTGATTGAAATGGATGACACATTACTTCAACTCAAAGAAGAGAGGGCGATATGAGCGAAGAGCAAAAATTCAACCCAGGCGACCACGTTGTAAAGGTATCCGGCTACCGGTATCCCGGTATTGTCGTGGCCGCGTTTCAAAACATGGCAGGCCAATGGCGGTATGTCGTGGAGTGCACCGTGCCGGAGGTGGCCGGGATGCTGCATATCTACAACGGGGGGCAATTAGAGAAAAGGTAGGGGAGAAAGTTACCCCCTAAAGTTACCCGGTTACCTGGGGTTACCTGTTTGTATATCTGCGAATAAATACGTATCTTGTACCTGCATTTCAAAGGGGTAGGAGCCTCTGAAATGCAGGTAAAAAGTTACCTGGATGCCCCCGACGTTCCGTTACACGTTGGGGGCTTATTTTTTTCACGATGAACCAAATAGAGATTGACCGCGTAATAGTGCGCGACCGAAAACGACAGGTTGGCAACCTGGACAGCCTAAAGGACAGCATACGCGAAATTGGGCTAATGCAGCCTATTACCGTTACCGCTGACCTGGTACTGATTGCAGGCTTTCACCGCCTGACTGCCTGCAAAGAATTGGGCTGGGATACTATCCCGGCTATTATCGTAGAACTGGACGGGCTACAGGCCGAACTTGCGGAGATAGACGAGAACTTAATCCGCAATGAATTGACGATGCTGGAGCGGGCTACCTGGCAGAATAGGCGTAAGGAGATTTATGAAACATTGCATCCAGAAGTAAAACATGGAGGTGATAGAAAAAGCCATGAAGCGAAATCAAGTGGCCAAGTTGGCCACTTGAACGAACGAAATCCCGAAACCTATACCGAGAATGCAGCCAAAGCACAAGGTGTATCTGAAAGAAACGTTAGGCGCGACACATTGCGCGGCAAAGCCCTGCAGCCTATTGCCCACCTGATAAAAGGCACCCGCTTCGAGGATAGTGGTACCGACCTTGACGAACTTGTTAAACTGCTTGACCCGAAAAAAGGAGGCAGTACTGCAATAGCAAGCGAGGCGCTTGAGCGGGCTATGCAGAAAGGCATATCTGTAAAGATTGCCAGGCTTCAAATAGTGTTGGAGAAAAGGCAACTCGCAGAACTAAGACAGGCAGAAGAAGAACAAAAGAGGATGCCCACTGTCCACCTGATGGATTGCCGCGAATACCTGAATGACATTGCGGATAGCAGTATAGACCTAATCTTGACCGATCCCCCGTACCTTACCGAATTTCAAAACGCGGACTTCGACGGGTTCATATCCTCCTGGCTGGGCATGTTGTTGGCTAAATTAAAGCCCGAAGGCAGGGCATATATTTGCACCGGGGCTTATCCTGATGAAATGCTGGCCTATCTGACAGCCTTCAAACAAACGGGCTTCATAGTGGATGCCCCCCTGGTATGGACATACCGCAATACGTTAGGCCAAACACCCAGGACGCGGTACAACTTGAACTATCAGCTTATTTGGCATTTGTACCGGGATAGCAGCCGCGAACTTGACACGTCGGTAACGAATGAAATGTTTTCTGTCCAGGACATTAACGCACCCGATGGAAGGCAGGGCAACCGATACCATACCTGGCAAAAGCCCGATGAACTTGCAAATAGGCTCATACGCCACGCATCCAGGCCGGGGGATACCGTCCTGGACATATTCGCGTGTACGGGCACATTCTTACTGGCAGCCTCTCGCCTGGGTAGGGTAGGGATAGGCTGCGAACTTGACCAGGACAATATTGAAATAGCAAAACAACGCGGATGCAAGATTGGGTAAAAGACTTGAAAAAGAGCGCACAGGCTTTTGAGGCTATCAAACATACCGTAATGCCCAAAATCATATCGGGCACAATAGTAAGCATAGAGACCACAGACAACGAAGTATTAGGCTGGCTTGACAAACACAGCGGTATAGACCTACTGCGAAAAGACGCGCACGGGCTTCAGGGTATAGCATGGAGGGCACAATGGGGACACGCATACGACAGTTTTACGATACGACTTGAAAGGCATACAGGCGCAAAGACGGAGCTTGAAAAACGTATTGAGGCGATTGAAAAAGCATATTTCTATCCCGTTTTCACGGTACAAGCGTACTTTGACAAAACTGATACGAACAACTGTCTATCAATAGGGGCTATCCGAACAATAGACTTGTATGAGGTTTACAAGAACGAAAAACATAAATTTAAAGACAAGAAGAGCGATAATAAATTTTTGTTCATTGAATGGAAAGAACTCCCAGGGCTTGTAAAAGTGTGGCGATCACAACAAGGGCAATTAGATATATTTCAGGTTTAGTCTTACATTGGTTCATCCCCCGGCACCTGCGCCGGGGGCTTTTACCATCCTGGAGCCACCCTGGAGCCACCCCGTTGACCCCACCAAAATGCTTCTTCTTAACCCCGCCCAATTTCATTAAACGTAAATTAGACGTATGCAAAACGAACACGGGCTAACGCCACCCATCACCTGGAACGAAACAGCCTGGAACTGGCAGGCTGTTGACGCCGATGGAAACATTTACACGTTCAAAGACAAGCCAACCTGTACGGCTGACGGCTGGCAATCGCAGAACCCCGCATGGTGTATGGAGTGGGGGAAAAGGAAGCCGCCAAAAGATTTTAAGAAATGCCTCTGGGAGAGGCCAAAAACCAACATTCAATGATGTACGAAGTCAACAAATACAGCCTATCCATCGAGGAAAGGCTGGACGTGTACCCGCATTCCCCGCACTTTGTGATGCAGCGCAAACGGAAGCTGGGCAGGGATACCCAATACACCTACTACGCCGAAAGCCTCCAGGAAGCCCAGGCCAAAGTCGCTGAACTGAAAGCCGCGAAAATCAAGGACTTGGAAAGCGCTATCGAATACCACGAAACCCAGGCGATGTACAACCGTGGCCGCTTAGCCGCTATCCTGAAAGAACACCATCCCGACGCCGGGAAGGTGATAAAAGACTAACTATGCTCACACTAACGAACGAGGATTGTATGCAGCTTATGGCGCGGTATCCTGATGGGTATTTTCAGTTAGCTATTGTTGACCCGCCGTATGGGATAAAAGCAGATAGGGCTTTTGTAAGAAAAACCCCAGCGAGAGACCCAAGAAACGGACGCTTGATAATAACCAAGCCAAAAAAGGTTGGGTATTGGGATGATAAACGACCTGATTTAGATTATTTTTCAGAGTTAAGAAGGGTATCGAAAAATCAAATAATATGGGGCGGGAATTATTTTGCGGACTTGTTGCCAGCAAAAAGCTGTTGGATTGTGTGGGATAAGGTTAACGGCAATTCAGACCAAGCGGACTGCGAACTTGCATGGACTTCATTTAATACCGCTGTTAGGCAAATTGAATACATGTGGTGTATTGCTCAGGGTAAAAGCGTTAAAGAAGGCAGGATAGCACAAGGCAACAACAAGCTATGGGAGAAAAAATTTCACCCAACCCAAAAGCCCGTCGCCCTATACAAGTGGCTGCTCCACAATTACGCCAAACCAGGCGACCGCATCCTGGACACGCACTTAGGCAGCGCATCCATCGCCATTGCCTGCCACGATTACAATTTCGATTTGACAGGCTGCGAACTTGACCCGGAGTACTTCGCCGCTGCCATGAAAAGGGTAGAGGCTCATGTCGCCCAGCAAAAACTTTTCTGAAAAGTAGCGCGGTATTGGATAGTTTCTTATATTTGTGATGCGATTGCACGCGCCTGCGACCGGGTGCAAACGCATGGTGTAAATCACCTTAATGGGGTAATGTGTCGCAGCATTGCCCCTTTTCTTTTTTCAGCATGATTAACATAGACAGCCGCGCACTCGAAGCGCTCAACCCTAACGAAATGTGGCTAATGCTCCATATCGTTAAGCGTATCAACACGGATAGAACCGCTTTCCCCAGTAAAAAAACCTTGCTCAAGGACACCGGATGGAAGTCCGAAAAGACGGTAAACGCGGCAATATCCGGGCTTATCGAGAAAGGTATGCTGCAATCTATCCCCAGGCAAAGGGAGGATGGTAGCCAAACAAGCAACCTATACCGGATAACCACCAACCTTTTTGGCGTGTACAAGCCCGCCAACGAACTCCAGGATATGGTAAAAAATGCACCCGGGGGGGTGCAAAAAATGCAGGGGGGTGGGGGTAAAAAAGATACCCCCGGGGGGGTGCAAAAAATGTACCCCCATGAAGTATTAGACAATAGTAAAGTATTAGTCAATGAAGTATTAGAATCTTCTTTTTCTAACGAAAAAGGTTTTCGCGAAAATTCAACTGAAAGAATCGGCGACGTGGCCGCCGAATTCGAGCAGTTTGGGGAACCATCCCCGCTAAAAGCTCAAAAAAAAGAAACCCCCCCCAAGTTGCGCGAAGCCCCCCCCGCGGCGAAGGAGCCGACGGAGACTTACCTCATGTATGAGGCATGGGCGCGGTTCGTTGAGGCGAAGGGGATAGCCGTTGCAAAAAATGCAACGGGCACATCCTACCAATTCGCGCCAAAGGACGGATCCGCGATAAAGAAGTGGCGCGAATGGTGCGCGGGGCTACCGAACGCCACGGGTTCCCTCGATGACTGGCAGGTGTTCCTCCAGGCAGCCTGGGAGCATGGGGGGAAATGGTACCAAAGCAATTTCACGCCGTGCATCCTGAATAGCAAGCGGCAGGAGCTAATGGCGGCGTTCGCTCGGTACAAGGCGAAGAATGAGCCGGATATGAGCCTGGTGGGATTGAGCATTGACGAAATATTGAAAAATATTTAGTCAAAAGCTTGACAATTATTATATGTTGTGATATATTTGTACTATCAAAGCAACCAAAACATACGCACCATGAAAGCAATAGCAAGATTCACCACCCGCAGCCAGGCCGAAGCCTTCCGCAACCGCGCATTTGAAACGGCTAACCAAAGCCTCATGATTGTAGAGGCCGACGGCTACGAACTGCACACGCGCAAAAGCGCCGCAGCGATGGAGAAGCAAGGCTACAACGTTTACTAATCACAAAACCAATACATCTATGAAAATCAGCATTGACACCCTCGCAGTACTTAATCCGATGCAAAAGGCAGAGGTTGACGCATTCGTTCAGGACAATCCCGACTTGTGGGCAAATGAAGGCTGGGATATCCTCCCCGAATTTCAGGTACGCCTAAAAGATGGCCGCGTTTTGTCGGTTATCGCAAAGGGCACAATCGAAGCAAAAAAGGCATGGATAGAGATACCCTTTAAGGCAGCGTAAACCAACATCTATGAAATATCCATCTATCTCGTTATTCCCTGAAACCGACGGCGTGTGGGTTCGCATCTACGATGCCGACGGTAACGACTTTACTATGCAATTGCGCATAGAGCGCTTCAAACGCCTATTGTGCCACACGCATAGCCCATTTCATTGGGTGGATGCGTGGGGGCACGTAGATATAGGCGAACGTACCCCACACCTGACGCCGATATGCTCTCAATTTTTCGCTGACACCCTGGCAGCGCATCCCGCCGAAATCGAGCGCATTTTCAAACATTGTTTTATCAATGTTGCCCCCGAACTGGCCGGGGCTGAAATTGTCGGGGTTGAAATCAAGGTGTATTACCCAACCCAGGACGCCGATGCCCAGTAAGAGACTCCAATACCTCGGACGGGTCGAGCAGGACGGCACTATTAAGCTGCCTAAGCGCTTTAAGGCTGAGGTTATTACCATGTTCCGGGGCAAGGAGTTTACCCTCACTGTAAAGCCCCAAATGCGGACAAAGACAAACCCGCAGCTGGGCTACTATTTCGGGGTTGTGTTGCCTTATATCCTCCAAGGCTTTCAGGATGTGGGCAACAACATCCCGGATACGAAAGAGGGTATACAGCTTGTCCATACCCTTATGAAACGCCGCTTCCTGGAGCCTGTCTGCATCGCCGATGCTAACGGCGAAATTCATGAAGTTGAGCCGTCGCTCGAAGATGCATCGAAGCAGGAAACGGGGGAGTACATAGACAAGTGCATAGCCTTCGCAGCCGAATTCTTAAACGTGGCCATCCCCGCACCTGGGGAGCAGGCCGAAATGAATTTCTAATGGAGAACCTACAGGACTACACCACCACACTAAGAAAGCAGCTCACCAAAGCCCTGGTGCGCCGCAAAAACTTGATGACGTACGCCCGCCACGTCGCCCCAGGCGATCCCAACAAAAAGAGGGTAGAGGCCAACCTGGCCAAACACGCCATCGAAATTGACATTCTCAATGCCCACATTGAGGATATGCAGGAGGAGTTAAAAGCCCTTAAAGCGCAATTAGCCGAAAAGGGCGTAAACTTTACCATTCAGGGGGCTAAACCCCTTGAACAACGCAAAAGCCCGCCTCCCAGGGGCATTAACCCGAAAGGCGCTATCGGTAAAATTTCTTTTACCCTGGACGGCCAATTAGACGAAGAAGAGGCCAAAGACAAAACCCCTGAACAGATAGAGCAGATAGCCGCTGATAAAGCAATGGCCAAGGCGTTCGTATTTATTGCCGACTTGATGCAGCGGGGATATAAGTTTCACGGTAAGAAGGGCAAAAGCCCCGTAGTGAGAAACAACGTGGATTTTCACGGCGTGTATTGGTATGAAACCCCGGATAGCAAGTTATTTTTTTACACCACACGTCCGGATGTTTTCCGCACATACTCAATATCGAAATGAGCCTCCCCGCAATCGTAGCCGCCACCCGTACTGGATTATCCGAACCCATCCGCATGATGGACAGGGAGCAAGCCACCGTAGCAATCAGCAGGGCAATTAGTCTTTTCTGTCAGGCGTTCGGGTTGGAGCAGCCCGCCCCTGGTGCATTGGCGATCGCCGTGGATATGGTGCGCAACCGCTTCGCCGGGTTAGGGGTGGGGGAGATAATCACCGCTGCACAGTTGGCTGCGTCCGGTGAACTTGAAACGGGTGCGAAATTCTACGGGAAATTCGCAATGCAGGGCTTCGGGGACATCCTCGCAGCGTATCAATTGGAGCGAAATGCAGCCCGCGCAGCCATCGAAAAGGAGCGGGAGGCAGCGGAGCGGGAGGCCGAAAAGCAGCGTCGGGACATTGAAAGGCAGACGAAATATGAGCAAGACTTTCCGGGGATGCTTGCCGAGTACAAAGGCAGTATGCCGGAAATCCCGGTACACTGGTTCGATACCGCTGTACGCCTGGGGCTGCTCGAATATACCGATGACGAGAAACGCGAAGCCTGGCAGCGTGCGGATACACTTGCACAGGCCGAACTTGAAAGCCGCTTAGAACTTGAGCGCAAACAAAAGAATTTTTTTACCGCCCGCGATATTGCAAAGCAGCTCGAGGCGAACGATTACGAAGGGCTTAGGATAGCTTACGCGAAAAAGATACTCCTATGGGAAAAGACACGGTAATTATTGGCCTCGACCCCGCATTCCGGGAGGGGGGCTTTGGGGCTGCTACCATCGAAAACGGAGTGGTTACATTCGGCACCATTAAGAACTTCGCCGACTTCTTAGAGTTCTGCGACATAGCCCCTGGAGGGGTCCTGTGGTGCGTCGAAAACTCCAACCTGGATAACACCACTTACGAATACCTCCGGGGCGGCAATACCCGTACCCTGATGGCAAAGAGCCGCGATGTGGGAAAAAACCAGGCGATTAGTCAGGTAGTGTGCGACTACCTTACTAAGAAGTTCGGAGCGGAGCGCGTCACGGCGATTAGCCCCCGGCAGAAGGGCGCGAAATGGGGAATATTCAACGGCAAAAGAAATATGTCAATTGCCCGCGAAATAGCCCGCACCGTCGGCGAGCAATCGGGGCTGAAATCTACGGGCTGGCAGGCGGCGACACCTGATGAGGTGGACGCCTTTCAGGTGGCCATGCACCTTTTTCACCGGATTAAATAACTTTAAAACCATACACACATGCAAAACGAACATGGGCTTGAATGCCCGGTAAATTGGCGCGAAGTGCTTTTGTGTTACAAATGGATTGCCGTAGATTCTGATGGCGAAATTTGGGCATACGAAAACAAGCCTCTTTTGAACACCCGATGGCAGGCCGTTGATTTTGCTTTACACTTTCTTGGGTACGCAACCCCACCCGCCGATTTTAAGCAATGCCTCTGGCAACGCCCAAAATAAAAATCCATCGTATTGCTTTCTTAAATAATTTTCATAACTTTGTCAAAACCAAACACATGAAGTCTAAACATCTCTTAACCGCTTTCTTAGCCGCTGCCAGTCTCTTAGCGGCCAAAGCAGAGCCGCCCACAACCGAGGCGGTGGTTCAATCAAGTGAACGTATCACCTTACGCTTGGCCGGTATCGGTGGCGACGGGTATTTCCGCACCGAGGCAAAGGACGCCAACGGCAACACGTACCGACTACTCCTGCCTTCCGAGGCGCAACCACGTGCCGGCCAACGCATCACCATCGTTCACGATGGACTGCCCTATGTGCTGATTCAGGGCGCACGGTTCTACGATTATTCCACCGCAAAACCCGCGAAGCCATGAGCGCAACCAATACGATTTTTCCCCTTCCCGAATTGTCGGCGCGAGATGCACACGCCAAAGCCGAACACTACGACAGCCAATACAATAAGGACTCGAAATATCATCAGTACAACTACTGGGGTAAGATTTATCAAAACTTACACCCCTCGCACACGCAACCCGGAACGCATGAACGCACCCGCTGCCTAAACGTCTTGAAACAGGCGTTAGAGTGGCACTTGGACAATACCATCAATGGCGACGAGCGGGCAAAAATAATGGCCGCCCAGCGCGAAATTAACGCCTACAAATGATAATCGCCGCCCTCTTTTTCGGAGCTATCCTGGCCTTCGCCGTCGTCGGGATGCTGGCAATCTACCTGGCATGGCAAGCAAAAAACAATCAACGCGATGGGGAAAGCGAAAAAGAATAAGAAAAAGCAATCGAATAAGCCTGAAATCAAACCAAAACTTCCGAGCTTAGAAAATATGGTGGTTGCGTTTTTCGCATTAGCGGTTTACCACGCACAAAAGGAAGAAGAAGTCCGATTGAATAAACTTAGACGAATGAACGAATAGCCCCCGCCCTGCAGACCGCGGCGCGTCCGTTATAGGATTGTTACGGGAAAATTGCGATTTTATGCACCGGGCACGGTGTCAGCGGATGGGGTAGGGGCTGAAAATCTTGATAGGGTTTTTGGGATTTGTTATTACGGAAATTGAACGCCCCGGCCAAAAGAGGTCGGGGCAATTTCGTGGGGTGGGAAAACGGCATTCCGCCAGCTCATTACCAGGCTGGAGATAGTGGGTTCGACTCCCACCCCTGCGGCTAAAAACCAAACAATGATTCTAACAAAACAAGACCTTATTGACGCCCTCAACCAGGGCGACATTGTCGTAAAGCCCATAGCACCGGGTGCAATTGGTACTAATAGTATCGATGTGCGCCTTTCTAATTTCATGTGTATCTATGAACCTGAATTGGAGGGCAATCTTGAGGTAATTGACGCGGCTAAGCCGTGCAACGTCCGGTATTTTGAAATCCCCGAAAACGGGATAGTGTTGGAGCCTGGCGAGATATACCTTGGCTCTACGATGGAATACACGGAGACGCACCGTTACGTGCCCATATTGGAGGGCAAAAGCGGTGTTGGCCGGTTGGGTATCAACATTCACGCAACCGCAGGCTTTGGCGACCTGGGTTATCGTGGGTACTGGACATTGGAGATTTTCGTGGTGCAACGGGTGCGCGTCTACGCCGGGATGCCCATTGGCCAAATAAGCTACCACGTCCCGAAATCTATGCCTGAGGTTGGGTACATGCAGCGCAAAGCATCCACATACACCGATGCCCACGACCCAAAGCCGCAACCGTCGCGGCTATATCGAAAACTTACAGGTATCACTTCATAGGGCTTTGCGATTATAGATGTTTTTGGTTTTCCCTCCCGGCTATCCGCTGGGAGGGTTTTTAACAAAAATGCAATATGATAATCACAATACTCTTGCTCCTTCTTCTTTGCGCCTTATGTGCTGATTTGGGCTATAAGTTTGGGCAACACAAAGAACGCCTGGCACACGCCCGCCAACTTTCCGAACTGGCGCGGGAAAGCGTACAACGTGACATAGCCCTGGCAAAGCTGCAAAAGGTGATTGAAGGGCTGAAAAATGAGGCGCAATGACAGTACTGGAAACCATAAACGACATAACCCGCACCATGCAGTTAGAGCTACCCGTTCGCGGAAAACTCCTATTTATGGTAGAAGCCCGCCAAAGCACGGGTAAGAAAAAGTACGGGCACAGCATAGACCGCGATGATTTGACACGGGAAGAATGGCTGCAGCACCTACTGGAAGAATTGCTCGACGGCGCACAGTACGCCTTAAAAGCGAACGAGTACGAATTTGCCCGCACGCTGCTGAGGATGGCGGCTGCGATAATCGAAGGACAAGAAGGGATATGAAGATAGCCACCGCAACCATACGCCTACCCCTCCCAGGCATGGAGCGCACTGCTCACATGGTGAAAGCGTTCGGGGTAGAAGCCCCCTGGAAGGTAGCGGGGTGGGGCATACGGAGCGCACGGCATACTAAGACAGGCGACGTCCTGGTAGTGATTGAAAAGGTGTGCCAGGACCCTGATAGCGAGATAACAGAACTTAGGAAGCATTACCCATTGGAAGCAACAACGATAATCGAATGAAGATACTCATATTAGCCAACCCAACCAGCGCGGCAACGGACTATTACCGCACCATTGGCCCGTTCGGGCGCCTGGCGGAAGTAGATAAAAGTATCAGCCTGGAAATCCAATACCCCCAAAACTGCAAATGGCACCACATGTACACGTCAGATGTGATGGTGGTGCAACGCCCCAACGGCGATGAAACGCTGAATTTCATAGCAGAGGCGAAGCGCATGGGGAAAAAGATACTCCTGGATATTGACGACTTGCTACACGGGCTAACCGATGCCAACCCCGCATCGAAGCACTTCAACAACCCACAGGTAAAACAGACGATGGATGCAGCCCTTAGTATGGGCGACGCGCTAATTGTCAGCACCCCCTTCCTGGCGGACTTCTACGCGCAATATTTCGACAAGCCAATATACGTCGTACCTAATTGCCCGAACATGCAAAGCACCCCATACGGCGAAATCGTGCCACAGCACAACCCATTGCGCGTGTTCTGGAGGGGTAGCACCACGCACTTGGACGACTTATGGACAATTGAAAAGGTGTGGCGTATGCTCGGAGACGATCCGTCCACTTCGCTCATGTTCATCGGTATCGAAAAGTTCCTACTGCCTTGGTTCAAAGGGAAAGCCAACTTCATCCCCTGGCAGACGATGTACCAACTATTTGAGGGTATGCGGAATAGTGGTATAGACTGGGGCTTGTATCCCCTAACCCTGGATGACTTCAACCAAGCGAAATCCAACATATTTGCAATGGAGGTCCTCACCGCCGGAGGCGCCGTCCTTGCGCCGGAAGGGCTGGCAGAATGGGAACACCCAGGCGTAGTGCGCTATAAGAACCCCATGCACTTGCAAGTACTATTGAGCGAGATACGAAGCGGGAAGATTGATAAGCAAGAAACTGTGAAAACAGGCCGGGCATGGATGGAAAAACACCGGAACCTGGACACATGGAACCAATTACGAAAATCAATACTGGAAAGCCTATGAAAAAGAAAATTGCGGTAATTATCCCGACAATCAGGCCGGAATTATTCGATGACGAATTCATGCCCGCCTGGGTGCAATTGTTCCAGCGGCACAACTGCGATGTGTACCGCGTCCTGGATGGGGAAATACCCATAGTACAGCGTTTCAACTATGAAGGCGCACTCCTATGGGGTAATATCGAAATCGAAATACCCACATGTATCTATAATTTCACGGACGCCGTGCGCAACCTGGGCTTCCTTGTCGCGCATCGGCACTCGAAACCCGACGTGTACCTCTCCCTGGATGATGATGTGTTGCCTAATGGCGATACGATACAAACCCATCTTGATGCACTCGGGCAGGAAGTAGTGCTGGACTGGCAGAACACGACGAAAACGAAAATGAATATGCGGGGCGTTCCGTACTATCTTCCCAAATACCCCGTACTGCTATCCCACGGGCTATGGTCGAATGTTCCCGACCTGGATGCGATACAACAACTCCAATACCCCGAATTGCGAGATGTGGAGTTCAACCATTTTCACATCCCCCGCCATGTCTTTTTCCCGGTGTGCGCCATGAACTTCGCCTTTCGGAAAGAACTGCTACCCTACGCCTACCAAGCACCTATGGGTAGGAAGCTGCTCCAGGACGGGCTGGAAGTGTTCGACCGCTTCGCCGACATCTGGGCGGGCTTGGTAATGAAATACGCAATTGACAATGTGCTGAACGGTGCCGCCGTATCCGGTTACTCCGTCGTGGAACACCGCCGGGCGTCTAACGTATGGGCGAACCTGCGAAAAGAAGCCCCTGGGATGGAACTCAACGAGACGATGTATAAGTATATGCCCGAAATACTTGGGCATGTGCCACCGCCATATTCTTCGCTGCATCCCTATGTAACGCTTTATTCCAATCGCTTGCGCCAATGGCAGGCATTAACCAAGTAACATGCTATACACCGAAAAACACACCGACCTCCAATACCGCTGCGCCGTCGTGATGGGCACCTACAACCGCGCACACCTGCTAAAGAACTCCCTGGTATGGTACCACCGAACCATGAAAGAGGATACCTGTCTCATCATTATTGACGATGCCAGCACCGATCACACCGAGCAGGTAGTGCGCGATTGGGCAGATGTGATGGATATTCACTACTTCCGACTTGAAAAGCCCGACGGCCAATGGCGGGACAGCGCCCAGTTCTTGAACGAAGGTATCAGCTACGCCCTCTATAGCCTGCATTGTGAAACCGTGTTCGCCACGCACCCGGAGGTAATGCCAGGGAAACGCACCCTGGAGCAAGCCCGTCAGACGTGCGCGGTGTACAATACGCCGCTATGGATTTCCTGCAAGGGCTACTACCTTACCCCTGCGCAGCAAGAATACATGCAAGACAACTGGCATGGCCTTAAAATGGGCTATGACTTAATGAACGTGCGCAACATACCGGACTTCTACGATGTGCCAGGAACGGCCATAGAAGGCCCTGCAGCCGACTATGTGCACGCTGCAATGGACAAGCATGTGGTATGGCACTCGTGGATATGGGGAGGCGGGAGCCGTGCCACCTGGGAAGCCCTGGGAGGTCTAAACGAATCGCCTGTGTGGGGCGTGGTAGACGTGGACTTGTTGCATCGCCGTACTGCGTTGACTATCCCCACGATTACCCCACACGACGAGGCCGCAATGGTGATACACCAAAACCACGATGACCCGACTAAGAACACCGTCACGCCCCGCAACATGGAGCAGGTGTTCGCGAACCTACCACAACGCACCCGCGAAAACAGCCGATTAGACAACCTAAACCCCGAACGATGGGCAACAAGATAGGAGAGGGCGTCTTTCCCATACCATACAGCGATGACGCTTTCCCGATGGCGCAGGGCTGGAATAGCGAACACCCGATATTTCAGCGCATCGTATCTAAGTACGTAGCGCCTACGATTATCGAAGTGGGAACCTGGCACGGTGCAAGCGCTATTCAGATGGCCCGCAACCTACCCAACGGCATGGGGCGAATCTATTGCGTAGATACCTGGTTGGGTGCCCTGGAGTTCTGGACTACGCATAAGGACACACCGGAACGCGATTTAATGCTGAAACACGGCTATCCACGGGTGTACTACCATTTTCTGCGCTGTGTCCAGGCAGCAGGGGTAGAGCGCTATATCACGCCTATCCCCATGCCCTCGCTCATGGCAGCGCGGTATCTAAGTAGCGAAAAGGTACAGGCTGACGTCATATACATAGACGGGAGCCACGAATACGACGATGTGAAAGCCGACATTGCCGCATACATGCCCCTACTAAGAACGGGCGGAACAATGTTCGGGGACGACTTCACCGCCTTTGAAGGTGTTGCCAGGGCGGTAGAGGAAACGTTCGGGCGCACGTTCGCGTTAGAGGATAAGAACTTTTGGATAATTGAAATCCAATCCCGTTAAATTCCCGTAATATGTCAGACATGAGACCAGGCCGTAATGGCGGTAAATTGAAAACAGGCGGGGTAAACAAGAACGCAGGACGCCCCAAGCTGCCTGACCTGAAAGGCGCAATGGCCGAACTACTCGCAGACGAAAAGAACGGGAAAACCGCATTGGAGGCCGTACTCATGCGGCTACGACAGATGGCCATAGACGGCAACTTAAAGGCCGCTGATATGCTATTAGCATACGGCTACGGACGCCCTAAGCAGCAGATAGACCACACCACAGGCGGCAACGAGATTAAAGCCCCGGCCGCTATCGTATTCATCAAGGATGCAGATACAGATTAACCAGGCATATCAGCCGCTTTGGCTACCCAAGACGCGGTACATCCTACTGACAGGCGGGAGGGCTTCATCTAAGTCTTTCAGCATGGCATTGTGGGCGTGTGATGCACTCTCCCGGCATCCTGGGTGGCGTATCCTATACACCCGCTATACGATGACAGCCGCGGAAATATCCATCATACCGGAGTTCCAGGACAAAATAAGCCTGCTGGGTATGGATAGCGACGTGGAAATTACGCGCACCAACATACGGCACAAGGTAACGGGTACGGACATACTGTTTTCCGGTATCAAGACAAGCAGCGGGAACCAGACGGCACGGCTAAAGTCTATCCCTAAACTAAACGTGTTCATCGTGGATGAAGCGGAGGAGTTCGTGGATGAGGCAGCCTTCGATACGATAGACGAAAGCATACGCCGGGAGGATGCCCCGAACATCGTTCTAATCGCGATGAACCCACAGACCACAGACCACTGGGTATATCGCCGCTGGTTCGAGGGCTACACGAAATACCGCGACATAGACGGGCACCAGGTACCGATCAGCACCCACCCGCAATTGACGCACATACATACTACCTGGCACGTATCGAAAGCGCACCTCTCGCAGGACTACCTGGATAAGATTACACACCTACGCGATACGCAGCCCGCTAAGTACGCCCACCGCTTTTTAGGCCAATGGCTTGAGCGCAGCGAGGGCGCGGTGTATCAGAACTGGATAGAGGGCGCATTCGATGAATCCCTACCCTCTGCCTATGGCCTGGACTTCGGGTTCTTCCCGGACCCGCTCGCATTGGTTGAGGTGGCAATTGACAAGAAGTTGAAACGGGTATATGTCAGGCAGCACCTCTACGCCACCAACCTAAGCACATCGAACGTACGGGGCGATGTTGCACGGCGAACGGGTAGAAAGCCCGTGATATGCGATACATCCGAGCCGCGACTGATTGCCGAACTACAAGAGGCCGGCGTAAACGCACAGAAAGCCGACAAGGGTCCTGATAGTATCCTGAATGGCATCCGCGCACTGCAGGACTTCACAATAGTAGTCAGCCAGGAAAGCCACGACATCAAGCGCGAACTGCGCCTATACTCGTGGAACGACAAGAAGCACAGCATACCGATAGACGCGCACAACCACGCGATGGACGCGCTAAGATATTGTTTCACCTTCCTCAACGCTGGAAGTTCATTCGTAGCGGGGAGGTAAAAATCGAACATGAAAGACGAACTAAAGGCCATCATCGAGGCCGCATACAAGGAAGCCCGCAACGTGATGCAGGCGCACAAGGGAAAATGGACAGCCAACGGGAAGAAGGCTAACCAAGCCTTCCGTGCCCTGGAGGTGTCCTGTCGTAAATTGGGCATCCCTACCCCGCCCATATCGAAGCGCCCTAATAGCGCGGAGCAGGTGTTCCGCTATGGTGAACCACAGGCACAGGATACGCCCACCACGCAGGACACGGCGGGCGATTACATCGCGAACAGCAAGACGGAGGAAGCCCCGGAAAAGGATGTATTGCGCCCTAAAAGCCGCCGTAAATGACGCTATTCGAGATTAAGGGCGAACGGTACGGCTACCCGGATAACTGGCATGACATCACCGCGACACGTTACCTGGAATACCTGCGCGACATAGAACCGGGTTACCCGAAAGAAATCAGCGACTTACACAAGGCACACACGATGCTGCAAGAGGTAGAGCCTGATATTGAAAAATGGGAGCGGAAGATGGGCATGACGCGGGCGCGTATCATGGAGGCTATACACGAGGGCACAGCGCCTAAGAAGTGCGCGCTGACGTTCCCGGAACTATACAGGCAGTGCATGGAGGCCAAGGCGATTATCTCCGACGTGGAAAGCCGTACGGGCGTCCTATGGCGCGCCAATACCTACTTTCCCTACCTGGCACGGGTGGTATCGCATTTCACGGGCGTACCTTACGAGGTGTGTATTGCCGACATAGAGCTGGGCACGTTGGAGTTCCTGGCCTCGAAGGTTAACGTCGTGTTCACGCAGCCCCCACCGGATGAGCAGAAAAGCACCTACCATATTGCCGGGGAGGTGTACTCCCTACCGAACGACTTGATGAAGAAAAGCACCCTGATAGAGTTCGCGGAAGCGGCACAGTTCGAGCAGGACCTGCAGGCAGTGCGTAACGGCAACGCAACGGCGATGCTAAACGTTACTGCGGTGTTGTTACGCCCGCTCGGTGTTGCGTATAGCGAGGAGCAATACAACCGCAACATGGTAACGTTCGCGCAACACCTTACCATGTACGACTTGTACCAGGTCGCTTTTTTTTTGCGCGCGTTAAGCATGAGGTACGCACTCGCTTTCCTGACTTATACGGTGGAGGGGGAAGCAGTGCCGGGGATAGATACCTGAGCGAGCGGTTCGGCTGGTATATGACTATCAAGGCCGTCGCAGAATCGGGCATATTTAACCTCCCAGGCTATACCCCGCTGCATAGCGCCGAACGTGCCAACCTATACGAAGCGTTCCACTACCTCGCAGCGAAGGCAGCGGAAAGCAAGGCGCAGGCGGCAGATAGAAAATAACACCATCCCTTTCTAAAAACCAGGGCAGCAATGCCCGTAAATTCGCAGGCATGGACATTAAAGGCATTCACGACATATTCCGCGACGTATCGGAGAGTATACCAGGGCTTAACAGCTTCGCGTTCGGTTGGCCGTTCGACAGGGTACGGGGCGCTGACCCACAGACCGGACAGGAAGCCACCTACCCGCGCGTGTTCTTCGCCGTGCCCACCGCTACCCAGGACACGATACGCCAACAAGATACCTACGCTATTACCCTATTTTTCGATGACCTGGAAGGGTACGACAATCAGGGGGAATACATAGGCGATACGCAGCTGGAGCAATGGGCGAACCTGCAAGGTCTTGCATCGGAATGGGTGCAAGAACTGAAAGGCAGACGACTGGAGCGCGAACCGGACGGTATGGCCATCACGGGGAACGTATCGCAGGCTTTCGATAGCTTCGGCGGTACGCAACGCCTTGTAACCGTTACCCTGACATTTTCCATCATCGTAACAGCTACCTGCGCATGAGTGCATTAGGAGACAGGGTGAAACAGATAGCATTGCAGGGCATTGCAATCGAATGGAGAAAGCAAGGCCACGAACTAAGCGGCCAGGCTGTGCGCAATATGGACGCAATAGAACTGCCTATCTCCCTGGGTATCCGCATAGAGGGCTACCTGCCTGATTACATGGCGTATCTCAATGTAGGTATTCCAGGACCCCGCATCCCCTATTCCCCTGGCAGCGGTGCAAGGCATAGTAAATACATCGAAGGGTTGAAACAATACGCGAAGGCCCGCATGAATGCAAGTGATAAGGAAGCCCTCGGCATTGCCTTCGCCATCGCATCAAAGCACAAGCGCGAAGGGATGCCCACGCGCTCAAGTGCGCGGTTCAGTCAGACGGGAAAGCGCACGGGGTTCATAGAGACAGCGCTCGACGCGCTGACGCCACAGATAGAGGAAGCGATACGCGAGGAACTTGCTATCGTATGGGAAAACGAAATTGAAACCATGTTCAAGTCAATCCTTAACCGATGAGCTTCACGATATACCCCGACACAGTTAGCACCCCGCAACGCCCACAATACTTTCGGAACAACCGCTCAACCACGGCGGACGCAGAAAACGTCGTATGCACCTTGTATGCGAATAGCACAGCCGTGGGCACATGGCGTAAGTCCTGGGGCACGTCAGCCGTCGGGTACGACTTCGACATAGACGTCCGTTCGTTCACCGAGCGAAGTGTCGCCCCATACCTGGGGGAAAAGACATCGTTTTTCGGGGAGACTGGCAGTAAGGGGTTTATCGCTAACCCGGACGCATATACGCCGTACTACCTATACACCGAACTTGAAGTGCGCAACAGTTCGGGCTTCCTGGAGACGGTAACAGGCAGCGGGGAAACATCGAACACGCTGTATTGCGTGAACGCCGTCACGCCGCTATCTTCCCCCTTCATGCGGCAATATTACGAACCGAGCGCAACGGGGGATTTTCTTTTCTTGAACGCAGGACCCACTGCGCAAGACGTCAGCACGTCGGACGCTTATTTCCTCACCTACCTACAACGGGGAACCAACGCGGCGAACTTCATCTACTACAATGCAGCCGGGAGCGAAATCCGCAACGTCGTGGTGAACGCAGGCAACCAATCGAGCGCCGAGGGTATGCGCACCATCAAGTGCGGGCCTGCGCAGATGTTCGGCACAGGTTCTTGGAGCGTGCTGTCCGGTACGCTACCATCGTCAATGGCATCGGTAGCCTACTATACCATAAGCGTAGGCGAATACGTCGGAAGCACATACACGCGAAGCAGCGAACTACGACGCTTCGACAAGGTAGAGGCGTGTTCCTGGCACCGCCGTATTTTCTGGTTCGGGAAGCTGGGAGGTGCGGAGCAATACACCATTAAAGGACGTATCGAACAACGCCAACGAGATACCGGACAGATAGCGCAGTTCGCCCCGTTCTGGGATATTGACACCAACCCCCCAGTGCAAAGCTATTCACGGGGCATCGCCAAAACGGAGGTATCTGGACAGGTAACGCTCGATGTTACCGAGCCATGCACCCCGGAAGTATCGGAGTGGCTGCGATACCTTCGCCGATCCCCGGAGGTGTACATCCTGGACAGCGCAGGCAACTACATACCCGTTACCGTGGAACCGTCGGAGGCAATCGTGGACATATCGCGCACGGGCACAGCGGAGGCGAAGTTTACCCTTGTGTTAGCCGCTGAAAACTCCCAGGAAATATGAAAGAAGTAACGCTTTTCATAGCCGGGCAACGCGCCGACGTCGCACAGGGCGAAGATTTAAGCATCAACATCGCCATAGAGGGAACGCAACCAGGAAGCATACAGGGTGCGCACTCATCGCGAACGTTCGCACTCCCTGCCACGAAAAGCAACCACGCCATATTTCAGCATCTTGACGAAGCTCGTAGTACGTCGGATAAGCAGAAGCAACTGGACGCCGTAATAGAGGTGAACGGCGTTCCTGTCTCATCCGGGAAAGTGCAAGTGCAACAAGTAGAAATGGGGTTCGGGGAACACGGGCTAAAGGCCACGAAATACCGGACTGCCTTCGTGGGCAACAATGCCGACTGGTTCCAGGCCATAGGCGGTACGTTGGTGCGCTCATTATCCTGGGGCGACGTGGCGCTCACTAAAGCGAATTACGACGCCCTATGTGATGCTAACCCGGCCACAGATGAAACGTGTTTCTCGCTCATCAAGTGGAAAGCCTGGGAGTTAGAGGATGCTGTGCAATACACCGAACTAACGCCCTGCCTATCCTTACGGCAGATATTTTTGAAAGGCTTTCAATCCATCGGCTACAAGTTCGTTTCCTGCTTCGATGAGCAACCCTTTAGCCGCCTTGTGGTGCCCGTACCGCTGGCATTAGATGGCGACTACATTAAGCAGACGATAAACGCACAGGCGAGCCTCGCAAGCCTTACCGTAACAAGCCCTGTGTACACTACTATTGTATTTGATGACGATACGACGCCACCGAACTACGACACGGGCAACAACTACGACACCACCACCGGGAAATACACCGCACCTAAGAAGGCGCTATACAGCGTGATTGTATCCTGGACAGCGGACTTTGGTTCATTGAACCCAGGACAAAACGAGGTGTACATCAAGGTGAACGGCACCGTAAAAGAAACGTATGTATTCGAGTACGTCGGTGTTCATTCCTTCGAGTGGCTGGGCGACCTGGAAGCAGGCGATGAGGTTGAAATCGAATGGTACCCGCAACAATATGGCGGGGTGGATCCGTTCGTAAGTACGTCGGACTGGCTTCTTACCATCGAAGCGGAAAAAGAGGGTTGGAGCATCGGGGAGACACTGGAATACGACTACATTATACCTGGAACATGGTTTGTCAAGGACTTCATACAAGACGTTACGCGTATCTTCAACCTCGCTTGGGAGACAGACGTAACAGGGCGCACCGTCTATGCGTACCCAAAAGACCGTTACACGCTTTCCTACCGCAACGACGGAGACGGAGCCGCAACAAACGTAACGCGGGAGGGCTTCTTTCGTACCTCCGGCGCAACGGACGTAACGCGGCGTGTTGACGTTACGCAGGGCGGCGAATGGGCGTTCGATACATCGCAGGTACAAGACCAGGTACTTGCATGGGGCACGGGCGACGTAACGACCGAAAACCTGGAAAAGAAAAGTGCATCGAACTTGTATAGTGCGCGCTACCGCTTCCCGGATGGGCGCTACCCAGCGGGGAGCAATTGGGCATATACGGCGTACTTTGCCAAAACCTTGCACATCCAGGACACGGCAATCAGCAGCGGGGGGCTGGCGGTTCAAGTCCCCTTGCTGTATGGGGAAGATTACTATGAAAGCCCCGATGCAAAACCCGACTACACCATCAATCCTAAACTGCTATATTTCGGGGGGCAACGCGGGGGACAAGACGGCTATGTTCGCGTCTATGACCCGGATACGTCGGCCAATGCGCCCTTTGCCCCGCCAATGGCCTTTCAGGTGAACTACAACGACGCAAGCGGGAGCGACTGGAGCCTTTCGTTTTCGGATGAGGTAACGAATTTCGGCTATCCGGTGAAAGGGCTAATGAAAACCTTTCACTTGCAGACGCTGAAACGCATGGAGGTAGGCCGCAAGCTGACTGCGTTCGCCTTATGGAACGACGGGGAAATAGGCGGGCTGTCCTTCCGCAACCCTATTTCGCTCAATGGCGACAGGTACCTGCTCCAGGCAATCGAGGGGTATAGCCTCGTGAACCGCCGAACGGCTAAGACTGTGCTATACCTGGATGCAGCACCCACGACAGCGGATGCTTCCAATGTAATAGGTCCTGTGTTGTTGGAAGGCGCAGCGCCTAATGGGCTAACGCAATTGGGTGCGATTACGGGACAGATAGGCGCAGGGCAGACAATGACGCGCATCCGCTACCATCAACTAATCAACCCCGCCGGGGTATCGAATGTAATTACCCTGCCCGCATCTTCCGGGCTATTGGCTGTCGCCAATGTTGCCGTAGCGCTGAAAGTTTTCCAAAACGGGCAGAAGAAGGCCGCAGGGCTGGAGTACACGGTATCGGGCTTAGATATTACCATTGACAGCGCCATTCATTACGAAGGGTGCATCTACGAAATCATTATTCAAGACGTGGTGTAATGGAAAAGAAATTAGGGTTTTCTATCGAGATATTAGGCGCACAATCCGCTGTCCAGGCAGCGGAAGAACTGCGCCGTAAGATTACCGAGGTACAAAAGGAAATCAAGAAGGCCACCGACCCGGAGGAGTTCAAGAAGCTGCAGGCCGAACTGGTGGACCTACGCGCGAAGCAGGCCGAGGTAACTAAGGAGGTGCGCGAACAGGTGAAAGCAAGGCAGCAGGAACTCGCGATCAACAATAAAAGCGCATCCACCTACAAGGAATTGAGCGACCGCCTCAACGCATTGCGGGGCAAATACAAAGACCTGGCAGCGGCGGAGCAGGAAAGCACCGACGAGGCCAAAGACTTGCTGCTGCAAATCAAGATACTGGACGGCCAATTAAAGAAGATAGACGCCGATGTAGGCCAATTCCAGCGCAATGTCGGGGATTATTCCGGGGCGCTCTCGCAGTTCTTCCCGCGTATTAGCACCTCTATTGGCGATGTGGCAGGCTCGTTGGACTTCCTGAAAGGACAAAGCACCCTAACCGGGAAAGGCATCGGGCTTTTGGCTGTTGGATTTACCGCCTTTGAGGGCGTATCCGCGCTATTCCAGGGCATCAACGAGCAGATAGCGGAAACACGCAGGCTGCAATTGGAAATCGCCAACCTTACCGGACAGACGGGCGAAGCGCTGCAACAAGGCACGGCACAGGCTAAAGCCGTGGCCGCAACGTATGAGCAGAGCGCAACCGATATAGCCGTAGCAGCCAATACCGTAGCTAAGGAGTTCGGTATCAGCTTTACGGACGCCCTGGGCATCGTAGAGGCGGGCTTCCGAAAAGGCGCCGACGCGCAAGGGGAGTTCCTGGATGTGGTGCGCGAATACCCTGCACAGTTCCGCGATGCAGGCGCAAGCGCCGAGGAGTTCTTAGCAGTATCCATCGCAGCAAGCCGCGAGGGCGTGTATAGCGACAAGGGGCTGGACGCGGTCAAGGAGTTTGGCCTCCGTATCCGGGAACAGACGAAGGCAACACGCGACGCGCTTACGAACGCATTAGGGCCACAATTCACGCAGACGCTTTTCGACGGGTTGAATAACGGCAGTGTTAGCAGCGTAAAGGCATTGGGACAAGTTACCGAGGCGCTGAAAGAAAACGGGGTGCAAGGCTCCGAGCTGCAGACGGTGATTGCCGACGTGTTCGGAGGGCCGGGCGAAGATGTAGGGCAACGGTTCTTGTTCACATTGGGGGAGGTACTGAACGCCACGGACGATATACGGGCGAGCACCAACGAATACCAAAAGCAGCAGGAAGAACTATTCCTGGCCAATAAGCGGTTAGAGGAGAGCCAAACAGGGTATGAGGAAGCGCTTAAAGATGTGGCCTTCGAGTTCCAGGTGGCAAACGCTAACGGAAAAGCCCTCATAAACGAGACGTTAACGAAACTGCTTGAATTTTTTAACAAGCTCCCGGCCACGTTGGCGGGTGCAACGGAGGCATTCAAAGCGTTTTTCAGTACCGGAAGCCTTAAAGAGGCATCGAACGCATACAGACAAACATACATCGAGGAAGTAAAGAACATTAAAAAAGAGGATGAAAAGCAGCGTAAACTCATACAAACACAGCAAGAGGCAGCCGCCAAAGCCGCTGAAACCGAACGCAAGAAACGCGAAGAAGAACGCCGTAAAAGCCTCAACACCGCAGGCCGAAAGGACGTAGAGGCATACACCGAGGGCAGCATTGCAGCGCTCCAGGCCGAAAAAAGCAAATACGAGAAAGCCCTGGAAAACACCATCGGCGAACCTGCGCAGCGTGTGCTGGTGGATAAGATAGCCGCTGTCGAAGCCGAAATAAACAAACAGGTGGAAAACATCAACCGCCTACGCGCCGAGGCCGGGCGCGCACAAGACAGGGAACTTTTCGGGCGGTTGTTCGGGGGTGGCACGCTCGCAACAACCGGGCTTCCTGACGAGGTGGCGCAGATTAGAACCAACGAAAAAGCGAAAACAGATGAGGTGTTCAAGGCGGTACAACAACGCGCGGCTATCCGTAGAAAGGACATCGAAAAGGAGCAGGAAGAAGAACAACGGCGAAAAGAGGCGATAATCGCACAGATTCAAGACTATACCGGGGCTGCCTTCGACATCCTAAGCGCCTTCAGCCAACGCCGCAACGAATTGGAAAACCGACGCTTCGAGGAGGCTATCACGCAGACGGAAACTAACATCCAACAACTGGAAGCGAAGGCATCCCAGGCTACGGGCATCCGTCAGAGGCTCCTACAAAAGCAGGTGGCACAGCAGCAGGAAGTGCTAAAGAAACAGCAAGCCGACGCAGAGGCAGCGCGTAAGAAGCAGGCTAAAGAGGAAAAGCGCATCGCGATTATTCAGTCCATCATTAATGGGGCATTGGCTGTATCCCGTGCCCTGGCTACCGGGGGTATCTTGTCCGCCATTGCGGCTGGTGTGTTCGCAGCCGTACAAACCGCTACCATCGTAGCGCAACCCCTCGCAACGGGTGGCATCGTGGGTATCAGCGGGCGACGGGTAACGGACAGGCAGAACATGCGTTCCCGTGCCAACGGCGACAATGTCCTGGCAACGGTACGACGTGGGGAAGTGGTGTTGAACGAGCGCCAACAATCCGCGCTGGGTGGTGCGCGTACCTTCCGGGCAATCGGTGTGCCGGGCTTCGCCACAGGTGGGGCAATCGGTGCGCCCATATCCGCGCCTGCTATCCCAGCGCTGACAGGCGCACAGGGGGATTTTAGCAGCGCATTGGCCGCCCTGGACGCTAAAACGGACGCGATAAACGCACGGATAGACAGGGTAAAGGTGTTCGTAGTCAGCGAAGAAGTAGGCCGCGACCTGGCAGAGGCCGGGGCATTGAGGGCGGCGGCAACACTGTAAAACAGAAACCTATGATAGACCATTCAGAAATGATATACCAGCAATCGCTGGCTATCCCCCAGGGCATCCGTCAGGACGTCGCCGACGTGATGAAGCGCAACGCCACGGCAATACATTGGCCGCAATTGGATATTTCGTATATCTTCGAGGTATGGAACAGGTACATGACGCGCGAACCGGAAGACATCAAGTGCGCTGGGTGTCGCAGCAAGGTAATCGGGAAGATGAGGCGTATAGTGACAATATGGGAGAGCAAGAAAGAGACGGTATAGACGAAAGCGACTGGACGGAGTGCGTAGGGCGCTACTGCGAAAGTACCTGCAAGGCGTTCGGGGAAGATGGGAAGCTGGCCGTGATGAACCTCATAGCCCTGGGGCATATACCCCGATACACCATTATACGCTACCTGGCCTTTGAGATGTACCCCGAAAAGCTAAGCGCGAACCGCAACCATACCGCCGCTGTGGTGGACATCGCCGTAACCCTGGGCGTATCAGAGCGGACTATATGGGGGATATTAAACCGACAAGGGGTGTATATCAGGAAAAAGAGATAAGTACCATTTTTTCATACTTTCCGATTCTTATCAGAGGCCGGGCGCAGATGCGTTCGGCTTTTTTTATCCCCCCACCTTTCTAAAGTCCATGCCCTACCTACCTGCATCTTTGTGCTATGGCAACGTACAACAACTACCCACAAAGTGCGGTGAACAACGCCAAAAAAGCGCTCCGTCACCGGGACGAGAACGGTTCGTCTTGTGGCACACGGGTGGGCTGGGTACGTGCCAATCAGATTGCCAACCGTGAAAACCTATCGGACGACACCGTAAAGCGCGTGTACTCCTTCCTTTCCCGCGCTGCCGTGTACGACACAGGCAGCTATACGGACGAGGACGGGAACGAGGTATGCGGCTCTATCATGTATGACGCCTGGGGCGGGGCTTCCATGCTCCGTTGGGCGGAACCGATAGCAAAGCGGCTGGCAGAAAACAACGCGAAAAATATGCAGGAAATCAACATCAACGGCGAAATAGGGGAATGGGGCGTGAACGCCTCCGCGCTTGCTTATAGCTTCAGCGAAGCGAACGGACAAGACTTGCTTGTCGCAGTATCCTCCCCCGGTGGCTCTGTCCTGGAGGGCTTCGCCATTGCGGACGCTATCAGGGCATATCCCGGCAACGTAACGACGGAAGGGCGGGGCTATGTGGCCTCTATCGCCTCTATTATCCTACTCGCAGGGGATAAAGTACGTATGGCTGAAAACGCCTTTCTAATGATACACAACCCCTGGAGCATGGCCGAGGGCGACGCTACCGACTTACGGAAAACCGCCGACGTCCTGGAAAAGATGGAAATGCAGATTGCCGAGGTGTACGCACAAAGCATGATGAAAAGAAAAGGGATGAGGTATCAGGACGCCCTGGCAGCATCCCTGCAATACATGGCCGCTGAAACGTGGTTCACGGCCAAAGAAGCCAAAGACATTGGCCTTATTGATGAGGTGCTTACCGCACAAGCATACGACATTGCCACGTTCGGGGCGCTGGGACGCTTCGCAGCCGTGCCGATGGAGCTATTGAATAATTACGAAATTGAAAAAAAGATGAAGCAGAATTTTATCGAGCGCTTTGCCGCGCTCTTCAACGAGGGGGCGGAACCGACCTCTACCCCACCCGCCACTGACCCGCTGGCCGATGCACGCAAGGCGCTGGAAGAAGCGGGCTACACCGTCCTGGCATCCGATGAGGCCGAGGCGCAGGAACTTGAGATGGAGGCCGTGCTGAACCAGGCAGCCGAAAAAATCAAGGCGATGCAGGCCGAACTGCAGGAAGCGAAGGCGCAACTGAAATCCGTCGCAGGCGCTCCCAGCGGCGGGGCTGAACCCACGAAAGGCGCACAAGCGAAGCGCATGACGCCTGACCGCGAAAAGGCATACGGCGCCCTGGCTGCCATGCTGAAGGACAACCGCAATTGATCACAACCGAAAAGAAAAAGCAATGGCAACAGCGAACATTAACAACTATGTACAGGGGGCTTCCTACGTAACGCAGGAAAGCCTTACCCGTACCAACCCCTATGCCGCCGACGGCAGCGACGCGCAGGCTATGGAGCTATACGGTATGTCCGTATATGGCACCCGCCACAGCATCGCGTTCACGTGGGCGGTATCCAGCGCCGGGCGGCGCGTAACGTTCACGCCCTCGACGGGCGCAACGACCGCAACGGACTACATTAAGTTCTACATTACCGACGGGTATGGAAACGAGGCGTACAGTACGGGCTTCCAGTCCAGCGCCGCAACGGCAGCACTCGCGGTAACGACCAGCGCCCTCGACCCGCGCGAAGAGTGGACGGTGACATACCAGACGAGCAACAACGACGGGGCATCCAAGGTCGAATTCCTTTTCCGCATTGGCGAAGGGCAGATCGCTGCCAACAGCTCCGCGACGGTATCCTACAGTTTCTAACCGAAAAAAGACAATAAGCAATGGCAACAACTGAATTAGGGCAATTCGCCGTATCATATCGGGGCGACCTGGCCAACGAAATCATGCTGGAACCCGTGTTCTTCGATACGGAAATTCGCAGCACCTTCCGAGTGATGCCCAATGTTACGAACCGTCGTAAGATGCAGTTCGTGGACAAGCTGGAAAACATCGTGCGGAAATACACGGGCTGTGGCTTCGCACCCGTCGGCAACATGAACGTCTACGAGCGCGAAATCGAAGTCAACCGCATGAAGATTGACATGGAGATGTGCTGGGACGAGTTCAAGGACACGGTAGTGGAGGAACTGTTCAATACGGGCACCCGCCTTCCCGACCTGACGAACACTACCCTGGAAAGTATCTTGGTGACGCGCGTACAGCAGGCTATCCGTCAGGACCTGGAGCGCCTCGCGTTTTTCGGGAACACCGCATCGAATAACCCGGTATATGACCCGACGGACGGGCTTTGGACTGTCCACTACCCCGCATTGGTAGCCGCTACGCTTGTGCCGCGCACCAACACGGGCAGCGGAAGCGACCTGACGGCGGGCGACGGTATCGAAATCCTGAGGGCGGTGTACGACCAGGCGCCCAACGAACTGAAAGCGCTGCCGGCCAATCAAAAGGTGTTCAACGTCACTTTCTCGGTGTACAACCAGTACCTGGTGGACATCGAAGACGGTGGCGGCGGGGACTATGGCCTCTTGCAGCTCATCAACGGCGTACAGACGCTGACGTTCCGGGGCATCCCCGTAATGCCGATGCACCGCTGGGACAGCATCCTGACGAGCCTGGGCACCACAAAGCCGCACTATGTCGAGTACACCACGCCGCTTAACCGTGTGCTGGCTACCGACATTACCGATCCCGGCACCGACCTTTCCATGTGGTACGATCAGAAAGACGAAAAAGTCTATGTGAAAGGCCGCTGGAAGATGGGCACCAATTACATTCACCACAGCCTGATCTCGGTCGGGTACTAAAACGCGCGACCTATGGCAATCACACAAGGGCGGGCGAATACTTGCACCACGGGGCTTTGTTCCGGTGGTGCGGGTACGCTATACCTCGCCAACGCAAACGAAGTTTCCAGCGTCACCACGAACGCATCCGGGGCGGCCACGGCTATCGTAATGACCAGCACGGCGGCCAACTTCTACGAATATGAGTTCCGGGACTTCTCCGCATCGTTCACCGAGACAGGAACGGTTGACCCGATCACGAAGGCGAAATCCGTGGAACAGACGTTCACGGGCATCTGGACTTGTCGCAACCAAACCGACCGCAATATTATCGAGGAACTTGCTACTTCATCCTGCGGGCTGGTGGCGGTTCACGTCGAGAATACCGGGCGCTACTGGGTATGGGGACACGTACAAGTGGGCGGGAAAACCCTTTCCGCTACGCTGACGGGCTTCGAGGGTCAATCCGGTACGGTAATCACTGACCCGAACCAGGAGACGCTCACGCTGACTTGTTCGACTACCGTCAAGGCTATCGAGCTGATGAACGGCGCTACCGTAATGAACGCACTGCTATAGTGCCATGAAAGCGAAACCAGGCTTTGAGGGGCTGTGCTATTGTGGCACAGACCCCACAGGCCGGGGCGGTATCCTGCGCATCGCCCTGGGGGATATGAGCCAAGAACAATTGCGCGGGTGGCTTCGGATGGACTACGAAACCGCAAGCCGATATATCCAGGGAGCCGTCAGGCAGCCCGTGAAAGCAGAAAAAATAGACAACCAACCAGGCGCACCGCTGCCGAAAAAACCAACACATGAGGCAGAAACCGACCGCGAAAAGACAAGCACCCACAACAAGCCCGAAACCACAAAATGACTTCCTGGCATCGTCTGCTATCCTGCCGGGACAGACGGCAATCGCAGCCGATGACCTATACAACGAACCTATCCGAAAGCGCATTGACGCGGGGCTGCAATGGATACGGTTTTTCGACGGCGATTCCAACTTCTTGAAAGAACTTATGGGGCTTGTCAATTACAGCCCTACCCTTCGCCGCATCATCAACGACAAAACGGATATGGTAGTGGGTGACGGCTTCATCCCTACCCGCGAAAAGGCAGGGGTACAACTTACCGTTACCCGTGCATCTGATAGCCGCATCCCCACGACTATCACAGGACCCCTGGAGGAATACCTCTCGAACATGAACCTACACGGCCAAAGCCTATCCGATGTACTGAAATCCGCTGCCTTCGAGTTCGACGCGTTCGGAAACGCGGTAATCGAACTGGTACGCGGGCGCGCAGCCGGGGAACCATTTTTCTATGCCTACCACGTGCCTATGTGGATGGTAGGCGTCAGAAAGCCGGGCATAGACCAGGTGGTAAAATCCCTGGGTATCTACGAAAGCTGGGAGGAAGTGCCCCTCACATCCGACGGAAGCGCGTTCTACCATAAGGGCTTCCGGGAAATGCCTATCTATCCGAACTGGACGGAAGCCGACGAGATGGGCACACAGCGCAGCGCGATTCATCTCAAGACCTACGCGCCGGGCTTTCAGTACTACGGACTACCTGAATGGATAGGCGCGAAGAAATGGGCTGAAATCGAATACCGCATAGCGGCTTTCAATATCAATAGCATGGAAAACGGGTTCATGCCCTCCGTTTTCATGCAACTTTTCGGTAATGCAACACCGGATGAGGCCGAACAAATCCTTTCCGACATCGAGCGTAAGTTCACCGGGAACGGGAATGAGCGTAAGATATTCATGCAGATACTCCGAGATCCTACCCTGGCCGCGAACATCCAAACGTTCGATGCACGGAAAGAAGGCGAATTTGTGGATTTGCAGGAAATGGCAGCTTCTGCAATCGTGGTGGCCAACCGCTGGAGCAAAAGCCTGGCCGGCTTCGCTACGACGGGGCAATTGGGAACCAACGAGCAGATGAGGCGGGAACTTGAATATCTCCAAAACACCGTGGTGAAACAGCGCCAAAACATGTTTCTTTCCCGTTTCCTTAACCCGTTCATGCGTGACAGCGCGGAATGGACAGGCGCACCCTGGGGGGGCATCTACCTGGGCATATCCAACAGCCTACCCGTCTCCTTTTATGGCGATTTTAGTGTGGAAAACGCGCTCACACAGAACGAAAAACGGGAACTATTGGGCTATGCTCCGCTGGACCTGACTGAAACGGGCACAGATACCGACATTGAAAAGACGTTCAACGCATACGGCGTAGGCGTCCGGGCGGGCGCAATCACGGCGCAAATGGCAGATGAGCAATTTTTCCGACAGCTCGCAAGCCTGCCAGAAATGGGCGCAGAGGTGCAAGAGGTATGGGCTGACGAAGGCGTAAGGCGTCCTATCACATTGAAGTCAACCGAGGAACGGGCGGCAGAACTTGAACAAACGACAAGCGATGGCACTGATACAGGCAACTGAAATAACCCAGGGAGGCATAGCGCGGAGCGGGCCGACGGACATCCGCTTCGATAATGCCCTGCTTTCCCCCCATATCCAGGCAGCCGAATGGGCATGGGTGGAACCTGTGCTGGGCAGTGCGTTCTACGATGCACTCCAGGCCGAAAAAGGCAACAGCACGGCGTTCACGACATCGGCGTATCAATCGCTGTGGACGGCGCACTTAAAGAACCTGTGCGCGAACGCCTCTATCTACGAGGCTGTGCCATTCGTAGCGATGCAGCTTGGTAGCAATGGCCTCTACCTTAACCAACAGGACTACGGTACGAACGTAGGCGCGGAAGGGGTGCGGTTCTATCAGGATACCCTGCGCACACGGCTAAACCGTCAGCAAGAAAAGATGAAGTCCTGGCTGTGTACCTGTGCTGCCAACCTCCCGGCGTTCGACGCAAGCGCGGCGGGCTGTCCGGTGGACTGCGAGGATAGCACTCATTCAATCTACAACAATCTTGGCCTGGTAATATGAAACATGTACTGCTTTTCGGGCTTATGCTCGCTTCCTTCCTGTCTTACTCCCAATACCCCGCATCCGGTGTAAAACAGCGCCTCGGCTGGCAGACCACAGGCGATGGCCTTGTTTACCGGGGGGCGATCGCCGACACATCCACCCTGGACCCGTCGGGGCTTAACAACGCCTGGATGCTGCTCGATACCGTCAGCGGAAACCTATACGCCTACCGTATCAAGGCATGGCGGTTAGTATCCGGAGGCGGTGGTGGTGGCGTATCCATGCCCTTCGACTCCGTTACTTTCAACATCAACGAGGGCGACGCATCCGAACAAGAACTTAAATACAGCGCTGAAAAAGGGTATCTGCAATATGGCGGGCTGGACAGCGTGCAAATACCCCTGCTCCCAGGGATATGGTACGTCCGCAACGATACATCCGTAACGATACCGAAAGGCACAGTAGTACGCGCAAGCGGTACGCTGGGCGCATCCGGGCGCATCAAAGTCAAGCACATGATTGCCAACGGTTCAATCCCCGTTATGTATGTCTTAGGCATAGCCATGCAGGATATTGCCACAGGTGCGGACGGCTATGTAATGACACAGGGCAAGATTAGACAGGTGAACACGCAGGCATACAGCGAGGGCGCGGTACTCTATGCGGACGTGGACACGTTAGGCGGGCTGACGCAGACAGAACCGGGGAACGGCTATCTGAAACTACCCATTGCCTTTGTGGTGCATTCGGCGAGCAACGGCACCTTAGCGGTGCGCATAGACGCGGGTTCATCCTTACACGACTTACACGACGTGGATACAGCGGGGCGCGTAGATGGCAGCGTGTTGCGCTACGATTCAGCATTAAAGTACTGGAAGGCCAGCACCACGGCGGGGATAGTGGCGGGGGATACGGCGGCTATGTTGACTAACTATGTGAACATTGCCGATACGGCTGCCATGCTGACTAATTACATCAACATTGCCGATACGGCAACGATGCTTAGCAGCTATATCTCCAATGCGGATACGTCTGTCTTTGCGCGGGATTTTCAGATAGGGGGAACTACGCACTACCTATTGAAACACATAGGCACTAATGCAACAGGGAATAGTAAACTTTACGAAAAAGACACCAACGGATACATAGGATGGAACACAACCACGGTAAACAATAAATTTCAGATAGGTGATGTAGGTAGTAGCGGGTACGCTGGGGCTGATTTAGCTATTGGCAATGGCACACAGGTAATGGCTCTTTCTCAAGAACCGACGCATTCTTTATTTTTAACCAATACCAATTTTTCATTCATGCCCGCTGGTGTTGGAGCCACAGGCCGCGTAGGCATCGGCACAACCTCCCCTGCCCGCACCCTCCACATCTCCGCGACGGACGCGGTTAGGATACCTGTGGGGACAGACTTAGGCGGCGTGAGCGATAACGGCGATATACGATTCAACACCACGGCTAACAACTTCGAGTGGTATTCTACGACGTCTGGGCCATGGAG